CTTCGTGAGATCAGCGAAAGTGTGTTTGATGAGGTTGACGATGGTGTTGTCTACGAAAGGGATAACACTAATCTACTTAGTCCCTTTGAGGTTCCCAATGTTGGTCTGAGCATAAGCAGTGAGTTGGCTATCTTTAAGGAGAAGCTGGTCAACAAGGTAACTATTCTACCCACTTCCGGTAATTCTGAATCAATCGACCAAGTTGAGGTAGAGTATAAACCCTCCAACGAATCTGATTGGATCACTGTTGGCTTTGGTGAACTTGGTAAGTTTATCCTACAGGATATTGAGGACGGTGATTACGACTTCAGGGCAAGGGCGATTAACACATTCGGTGTCAAGGGTGACTACAATACCCGGCTGAGTGTCCCTATATCTGGTCAAGGTGATCCTCCGCAGGATGTATCCGGCCTCAATGCTGAAGTGAATGGCGGGGCTATTTTCCTACAGTGGGAACCTGTTCCTGACCTGGACCTTAGCTACTATCGTATTAGACACTCTCTTGAGGAGTCTGGCGCAACCTACGCCAATGCTACTACGGCTGTAGACAAGGTCCCACGTCCTGCTAATAGTATCTCCGTGTCCGCAAGACCGGGCACTTACCATATCAAGGCTATCGACAAGTCTGGTATAGGTTCCGAAGGTTACACGTCCATCGTAGTGCCTGAAACTAACCTTGAGGATTTCACTACTACAGATACCCAGACAGAGGAAACAACCTTCTCGGGTAGCAAGACAGGTTGTAGTGTAGTCTCCAACGAACTTGTCATAACAGATACCTCTGCGGCACCATCTGAAGCCACATACGACTTCAGTGACTACATCGACACTGGGTCAGTCCGTAAGGTCCATGCAAGGGTAGATATAAACGTCAGAAGGGACGACTCTTCTACTGGCCCTTGGGATGACCTACCGGGCAACTTTGATAACCTCCCTGGCCTATTTGACAGCTTCACAGGTGCGGCACAGTTCGCAGATACCAATGTGGTTACTTACATCAGCACGACAGATGATGATCCGTCAGGGACACCTACATGGTCCTCTTACCAAGAGTTCAGGGCTGGTGACTTCTCTGGGCGAGCGTTCAGGTTCCGTGCAATCCTAAAGTCTACCTCTGATAATGTTGGTCCAGCTATCTCCGGCCTTACGGCTAGGGTCCAGTATAACTAAAGGAATCGCAAGGTATGTCTCAACACGATTATGATATTGCTAACCAAACAGCACCTAATTTTAGGTCTGATCTTAATGATGCCCTCGGGGCTATTGCTACAAATAACTCTGGCTCTACAGAACCTTCTGTTACCTACGCCAACCAGTGGTGGTATGATACCTTAAATAATATCCTGAAGATCAGGTCTGAGGCTGATGATGCTTGGATTAATGTAGGGTATCTTGACCAATCAAACAACGAGTTTAAACCCTATGTAGGTGGGACACAAGTTGACACTCAGTCTGCATCTACTTGGGAAGCAGGCACCAGCACGACCGAGGGCATTGTTAGCCCGGCGAAGGTGAAGGCGGCTATTGATTCTTTGGTCACAATTCCAGATAGTTTGGGTGTGTCCCAGACGTGGCAAGACGTGTCTTCATCTAGGTCGCTAGATACTTCCTATCAGAACACAACTGGCGTCCCGATCAGCGTTGCCGCCCAAATAACCGCGAGAGGTAATAGGTATCCAACTTTACAGTTGTCGGACGACAATTCAACATGGGTCAGTGTTTCTTCTGGCGGAATAGACAACTCATCCGAAGATTTGAGAGTGACGCTTAGCGCGGTAATTCCCAATTCCCATTATTACAGAGTGAAAACTTTTGGGGATACCGACATTAGCATCACTGGATGGACGGAGCTTCGCTAATGGAACACGGATTTTATCACCCTTCGCGCGGTTATTGGCGAACCAAATAAAGGACATTATTGATGAGCAACTACAAACTATCACAGAGAAGTATGCAGAACCTTTCGGGTGTTCACCCGGACTTGGTTGGTGTAGTCAAGCGGGCTATTGAGATTACCGAACAGGACTTCAGTGTGATTGAAGGTGTTCGTAACATTGACCGTCAACGTAAGCTGGTAGCACAAGGCAAGTCCACTACAATGAACTCTCGGCACTTGACAGGACATGCTGTGGACCTTGCACCTTATCCCTTGTCTTGGGACTGGGAGTACTTTTGGCCCATTGTAGAGGCTATGCAGGCTGCTGCCGATGAACTTGGCGTAGAGCTTACGTCCGGTGCTTACTGGGAAAACTTTCCAGACGGCCCTCACCACGAGCTTAGCTGGGAGAGCTACCCGAAATGAAGAGTGACAACCAATGGCACCTAAACAAGAGCGTCCCTGTCACCCTGATCTTTGCCATAGCTATACAAACAATAGCTTTGATCTGGTTTGTTGCTACACTACGTAATGATGTAGACACCAACAAAGAACGTCTTATCCGCAATGAGGCTCGTGTTGAAACCCTTGAAGAGGTAGTCCAAGACCAAGCCGTGATGCTGGCTAGGATTGATGAAAACTTGAAGGCTATCCGAGAGGCTGTGGAACGCAATGCTAAAGAATAAGAGCTTCAAGAGAGAGGTTGCGGTATCACTGCTTATTGGGTTTTGTTGGGTAGTCTACCAAGGTGATACGGAAATGGTCAAGGTTCTCGTGTGGCCTACCTTCACATTCGCTGCTGCTGCTTTCGGATTGGATAGTTATGCTAAACAAGTCAAGACTAGTGCTGGCACTTACACTACTGACGGTGATCCCAGCCTGCGGAAGTAACCCCCTTAGCCTTCTGACAGGTGGCGGACCTAACGTCAATGCCCCTATTGCTGCTGGTCAAGAGGTAGAGCAGACACAAGGTATCTCTGTGAAGACAGAAGCTCCTAGTGTATCTCTCAGGCCAAAGTCGAGAGTGGATACAGTAGATCAATCACAGAACAGGGTCCAAGCCGACGAGGTAAAGACTGTGGTAGTCAACGAGACGCCTATGTGGGTAATCCTACTCCTAGTATTGGGGTGGCTATTTCCATCACCGGGGGAGATAGGGCGTTGGGTCCGTAGTCTGTGGAAAAGAAAATAGCCCGCCTGAATTAACAGACGAGCCAAAAGATTTGTTATATAGCCCCTGCCGTTAGTTCGGTGGGGGTTTTCTTTTGTTCAAGTGGCGTCCCGCGTAGACCTGTCGGCGCTATCGCTTACCTTTAGTCTACTCCCCTTGCCAGTCCCTAGTGACCACTGTCATCACCTATTGTGATGCAAGCCCTCTGAATATCAGGGGACGGCGCACAGGCCGACAGCAGAAATATAGACGCCACTATGAGCTTAAGTAGATTCACCCAAACACACGTTCATGAACTCTGCGTAGATTTCTGTCGGGTTAGCGTCAGGGTTCATGTAATAAACGAACAATACAAAGTTACGGGCAAGTTCAGAATCAAGGCCATAGGACATGAGGGTGAAATATGCGTCACGGTCAGTAGCCCCTTGGTCCCGAATCTCTGCCGTTGCCTCGGCGATACTTGCACCTGCCTCACAGGCTTCGTAGTCTGTTGCTTGTGCATTTGCCATAGTAGCGGCGAACACAAACGCCATGGTGATATACTTAAGCATCTTTAGTCTCCTTTAATCGTCTAGGACTTCGCGGACGTGAATTGGTGTCCAGAAGGGGGATACGGACTTGGCATACTTCGGGTTGTCATATGCGAAACCATGGACATCAATCCAAAACTCACGCGGTTCTTTGTGTCTTTTGACGACGCGGAATAACTGGACCACATTCCATACATTTAAGCATGCCTCACCTGACCAATTATCCCCGTCTGACCACGTTACTTCAACAACCGTATTAGGGTGAACAGGGCAATCCCCGCCGTTCCATCCGTGCCAGTTACCATCGCTGTAGTCGGTCATTTCCTATGTAGCCTTTTCTATCTGTGCCAGCATCCGGTCGGCATAGTATTTAATCTTCTTCAGGTCATACTCAAGAGAAATACCCTCTTTATTGCCAAGTCGATACGCAGCCTTGAAAATGTTCCCTTGGGCAAAAGACATATCCTTATACTCAATCAAATCATTAAGTGTCTCACAACCTTCAGGGAAGTCATAATACTTAGAGGGGCCACCATCACTGGCGACCTTTCCTGCACTATCCACCTCACGTCCTTTCTGTAGCATATATTCGTAGTATCTCATTCCTCTACCTTAGCTTCTATCTTGGCCTGTTCCAGAAGCTCCTCAGCTTCCTCCAGCGTCTTCTTGAAGCCTATATGAACCCTTTTGCCTTCAATGTCAAGAAAAACTTTGAACTTGTTACCCTTGCGTTCAATACCATGAGGTTTAGCCATTGATTCTACAGCCTTTGGTTTAGGTTCTTTTGTTGTGTGTCTGTCAAACACCTCTGGTTTTGTGCTCTTCATCTGCGCCTGAAGATAGTCACTACACGGAAACGGTGATTGGTAGACTTTACCATTCCAATGACGCCCTCTATGGACCATGTGTCCTTCCTATACATGGGTAAAACTTGGTCTAGCCAGATAACGTGAGTCCCCGCCTTAGCCTTGGACATGGCCCTCATAACCTTGTTCCGTTTAACCATAGTGGGTTGGTAGTGCTCGGAGTCTTCTACAGAATAGGGCGGGTCAGCAAGGATAATATCGTAGTTCTCAACGGGCACGTGTTCCAAGGTTTGCGCGTCGTCAAGAAACGTAGGCTTCATATCAGGGTTAAGGTCAACAGTATCTCCAGGCCATGCCGACTGGTCTACACACCCCGAAAAGAGGTGAAGGGCGTTATGTTTATCGGGAAACATCGCTTTAATTCGCTTCAAATAACCAGCAGGATAGCCACCGTAGTAACCAGATTTGACGCCGTATGCGTTTCCCATGATCCACGTCCCGACAATCCTCCCATCTTCGGAGAGAAACAGAGACCTTGGGAACTTCGTCTCCTTGACATAATTTTCGATCCTACATTGGTTGTCCATATATTACCTTTCTTCTGAAGCCCTTGAGGGTGGCAGTTTATCCAGGTGCCAAGCTGGTTTGTAGCTACCCAAAGTTAGACGCCACAAGTCCCTCCCGTACCGCTTATATCACAGATGTCGTGCGCCTCTACATGCTCTTCAAACTCTTCTCCAAGTTTATCTACGGCCTCTCAAGTCAGGTCCACAATTTCACAACTGTCGCCACTGCACGCGAGGCTCTGTACACCCGCCGTGTTGTCTTCGCCCTCGTATTTAGCAAGTTCGGACCAATCAATACCGTCAGGCATGACAGCAAGAAGTTCTTCGTAGTCCTCCTTGGTGCAGTCCTGGTAGGGTGCCTGCCGGTAGGTGCCACCATCGTAGGGCAGAAAGCTGACACCAGACATCTCGTCAAAGTGCTTGTAGACAAAAGCCCCTACATCTAACCACTCGTCATCCTTGACAGTTACCGTGACCGAGGGCTTGTGTTCACACCAGTGACGCTGGTAGGCCAACCACATTTCAAGCTGTTCAATAGCCGTGAGGTCATTCCGGGTAATCGCATTGTCAGGCGACTTGACAGGAAAACTGAAAACCGTGGTGTTCTCCGGCTTCATGACACAAGGCTCACTGGGGATACCTTTATCAATCAAGAACTGAGTAAGTGGGTCTTTGTTGTCTCCTCGCACTGTTCGGATGTAGTACTGGCTGTGACGAGTATGAATCCCACTAGCAGAGTCAACAAGCTGAGATACGGTCCCACTCGGCTTAACACAAGTAATGGCAGTAGAGACAGGAATATCCAGACGGGAGGCCCACTCGGCGTTTGTAGAAACTGCCACAGATCGCAGATGTTCAAGAGTTTTCTCCAGCCCTTCATTCTTTGTAGTCATCAGGGGGTTGTCCATAATACCCGTGAGGGAGACCCCGAGCAGACGCTCTTCCTCAGTATTTTTCTGCCAGACCTTCCGAAGATACGGGAACTTGGTGTGGGTGGACTGGATAGTACCGAGAATGGTGGCCAGACGGACCTTACGTTCTAGGTCTTCAATAGTATCTGTCACCCGGACCACAACCTCCGTTAGATTCATCTATGTTCACTAGTGTGCGTTACTTCACTAGCGGAGTCACCGTGTGTTTTAATAACCCAATGAGCAAACAAAATCATTTGTTCTGTAGTGGCAGAACTTTTCATCATGTTGGCCAGATGGCTCATTACCATAACATTGCCTTTGACGTAACCCTTGTTGTTGTCAACCCTGTCTAGAGCAGGGCTATTTGGGTTTCCGCCGGATCGGCCCTTGTGCATCTTAAGTTCGATACCAAGGACCGGGCAGTGCGTAGGTATAAGAACGTCATCAAGAGTTAGGTTAAACTCAACACCTTTCTCTTTTGCACGTCCTTTGGCTCTGCGCAGCATCTTTTTCTCTACGCTTTCACCCTTCACACGGGTAGAGTTGCAATCGTTGCACAAGGTCACTGTCTCACTCTTCTTGGGGAAAATCTGTCCGCAGTTTGTACACTCGCGGTCAAACTCTCCAACGTAGTAACCTTCACGATTCTTCATAACAACTCCAAACTCTCCTGTATGTTTCCACACAGATCAGACTATATCATCACCCTAAATAAATAGGGGCAGGGCACTTCCACTCACTTGAGTGTATGGACTTCATATACTGTTCTAGTATGTATGTCCTAGTCGTTGAACCTTCAAGAGCCTCCCGGCTCAAGCTTGGCTGCTGATTACCATACCATTTGGCTTAGGCTTCCCAGCAATTCACCCTGTTTTACTTCTGCTATCTGTTAACAGAATTGGTAAGGACGAAGGATAATCTCACTACAAGGATTGGTGCCAAATTCATATTCGGGATCACGACGACCGTTTCTCGCGGCCTGTCTCTGTGAGGCCACACGATTGAAGATACCACGCTCACCAGACTTGCTTTCAATCAAAAAGGACCATTCACGCATGAAGGCTTCAACATCCGGCTTCTCAGTATAAGCAACAGAGTTGTTGGCCAACGCCCGCTGTCCCTCAGTAAGATACCACTGCCCCGACTTGGCATGTCGCATCCGATCATCCGAAAGGTTGCTGAGGCTAATCATAGCAGAACGACGGACGCCGCCAACTACAACAATCTCACCGATCTTGCACATGATGTCATGGACTTCCATCGAGTTCAGCTTACGGCCAGTGGCACCTCGGAACTTGTCAATGGTGAAACGGAACAGGTCTTCCAGAGGAGCAGGGCCAGACGCCCGACCACCGAAGGTCTTGAGTTTAGCACCAGCAGGTCGGACATTTGATACATCCCACTTGGGCACCTCACCGGCCCACAGAAGGCTCAGAACTTGACGGTAGGACTTGGCCCACCCTTCTTTGCTGTCCTTAACTACAATCGTTGTGTCGCTGTCATAGAGTGTGTCAGGAACCTCTGGCAGTTTGTTGATATACTGGCGCTCGACAGAGAAACCGACACCTGTACCACAGAGAAGGATAAACATCGCCTCATCAAAGGACTTGGGGTCATCTACGGGCAGGTAAGAACAGTTGTAGATACAAGTGTTATCCCGGTCAGCAGCCTTGCCAGCAGTCATCATGGCGCGCATAGACGGCATAACGTCAAGAGACAAGATAGCTTGTTGGATTTCTTCTCCTACATCATGGTTTTCAACAGGGTCAACAATATTTTCCATAAACCGTTCAACGGTCTCACCCCACTCCTCTCGGCGGTTTTCTTCAGGAAGCCAGCGAGCGTAGCGGCTCTTAGCGATAAAGTTCTGGTAGGGGGTCGGCAGGTAGTTGTTGCTCATTCAGTATTCTTCCTTATCAGTTTATCAATATCGCCTCGTGTGAGGCCAATATCTTCCAGTTGTCTATCGGGCAGTTTGTAAAGTTCTCTTGCTGCCTTACGATTTTCTTGTAGTCTCCTGAAGCGGGCTAACCAAGCCATTCCTCTTGCTCCTCTTCAGCAAGCTCTAGGTGGTCATCCGTAAAGCCCCATGTGGTTAGTTTTCGGGCCAATCGGATAAACCACAGGGCAAGTATATCTCTCATACCAAATCTCCTAGATCAACCTTCGGATAGTCAGGGTTCTTGATAATCTTATTGTCCTCACGACGCTTGATACTGCCGTCAGGCTGATACATACGCCCAAGGTTGTTGGAGTGGACACGGTAGAGTGCTTCATCCAAGTCCCAGCCAAGGGCATTAGCATATCCGTATATCACATATACAAGGTCAGCCAGTTCCTTCAGTTCTGCTTTTGCGCCTTCAAGATCAGAGTCTAGCCATTCTTGGTATTCTTCTTCAATCAGTTGCTCATACAACCCAGGGTCAGCATTTTGCCCGGTCACTTTTTGGTAGTGCTTGACCATCTCAAGTGGTGTAGGGTA